GAGGACCTACCGAGGCATCCAACCTATAGTTATCCACAGTTGGCTCCTACCGGAACCAGCTCCAGCCCCTGGTCAATGTTCGACTGGCACCGCTGATCTCGATTGCACTGGCGCTAACAGATGTAGACGAAGTCAGCCTTGCCGAAGCGCCCGTGCGCCTTCGCGTTGGAGGTCATCGGCTTGGGCACGAAGGCAGTGATTCCCGCATCCTCGCAAGCTTTGATCTCCAGGCTGTTGAAGTAGCCTCGGTCGGCAAAGGCCTGCAGCTTGGACTTGCCCATCGCCTCGCGTGCGGCCACTGCCATTTTGGCGAGCTGAGTTCGGTCATTGCCGATGTTCGTGACCTCGTGTGCGACGATGAGGTGGTGCTTGCCGTCGACTGCCGTCTGGACGTTGTAGCCAACGATGCCTGTGCTCTTGCCGGACTGAAGCATCGAGCGCGCATCGGGATCCGTCAATGAGCGCTGCTGCCCCGGCTCGCTCTTGAGTTGTTCCTTTGTATCGTCGAGCTGCCGCATCTGTTCGCGCAGCTTGGCGAGCTTCTCCTGCAGGCGATCCGTCTTGGCTTCGAAGTCGGCCGGCTGGATGCGATCAGCGGTCTCCAATGTATCGAGGTAACGCTGGATGCTCTGCTCGATCTGCTCCTTGCGTGCATCGATCTTGCCCGGCGAGAAGTTGCGGTCGCGGCTGTTGACGGCTTTGAACTTGCTCCCGTCGATGGCCACCACGGCTTGAGAGAAGAGCTTCATGTGTCGGCACAACACGATGAAGCTGCGGCACACGTTGCGGATGCCCTTGCCGTTGTCGCGGCGGAAGTCAGCAATGGTCTTGAAGTCGGGAGTCAGGCGGCCAGTAAGCCACATGAGTTCGATGTTGCGTTGGGCTTCGCGCTCCAGCCGGCGGCTGGACTGGATGCGATTGAGGTAGCCGTAGATATAGAGCTTGAGCAGAACCGATGGGTGGTATCTAGGACGGCCGGTGATTGCAGGGTCTGCGCCATCGAAGCCGAGAGCACCTAGATTCAATTCGTTGACGAACGCATCGACAACTCGCACCGGGTTGTCCTCGTCAACATAGTCGTCAAGGCATTCTGGCAACAACGTGACCTGGTATCGGTCTGCGCCTTCGATGAATCGCTTCATGGGCCACCTCGCTGGAAACGGGTGAACTCATTTTATTTTTGGACTGGCATTTGGGAAAGGGTTTTCACACAGCCTCGGCCCGAAGCGGCCCTACGCGCCGCTCGAAAGCGGACTCTCGGAACGAGGCACTTCACTGATGCTCGCAGGCAGCAATGACTCGAAAAGCTCTATAGCTCGCGCCTGCCACTCCTGAAGGGGTATCCACTCGATCGGCGGCTTTCCCCACCAGCTCATCCGACCCGAGATACAGAATCCGCCCACTTCTATGCCGCACGAGGTGCCGTCAATTCCCATGGTTGAAGCCAAGGCAAACGGGGTGACGTGCATGGCCCGAAGCTCACACAGCAAGTCTCGGAAGCCTTCTTCCTCGATGGGAGATTCCGCGCCGTAGGTGACTGGCTCTGAATCGACGGTTTGGACCTGGTCCCATACGACCCGGCGAATGAAGAATTTGCTGCCCTCTTGGATGACGGACCAAGACGCAGACGGCTTAAATGACTGGTAAACCCACACTCGCAAAAGCCTTGTGCACTTCCTGTGAGCGAGGGCCGGGTAAGTCTAGGGTGCTTCGAGCAAGGCCAACGCACGCTCGTACTGCAGGGCACTCATTTGATTCCTTGGAACGTGGTTTGTGAAGGTCAACTGCTGGCCGAATTTTGCCCGACGTGTCGAGCGGCTGGTGTTGCCCCTGATACCACCCAGCACCTAACGAAGCTTTGCCTGTGCAATGCTGGCTCGACCTTCATCGGACAGCATCGGCGCGAGATTCATCAGCGCATTCCACTCGCCCTCACCGAAATTTTCGACACTCTCGGATGGCGACATGTTCGTCTCACGGCAGGCCTGCAGGGCTGCCAAGCCAATCGCAAGAAAAGCAGCCGTCATCGCGCGGCCCGCATTGCTGTTGGCCTCGTATAGGGTCGACCGGAAAGGCAAATTCACCTCGCCATCGATGTATTCGCAAAGCAGACGAGGGTCGACGTCGTGCCCCTCCACCCATTCCCAAGAGAGTCTTAGCCCCTGCGCCGAGAGCACTCTGTCTTCGCCGGTCAGGTCGCTAGCATCAAGGAAGAGGTCTGCGATCAAAAGCCCAAGAGCAAGATTCTCTGGAAGGGTGAAATTGCAGTCCATGGATGAATTCTTCTAGCAACCTAGACCGAATGTCGGCTCTCGAGCGCATTGAGCCAATATGTCGAACAGCCGCTTCTGGCCGGATTCTGCCGATGCGGCTCCACAAGTGGGCTCCTGTTAGCCCTCTGGATGAAACAGTCTCGGCAGCAGTCGATGCACGTATTCATGCATGTACGAATTGCCGCCGCAAAACTCCAGAGTTTTGTCGCCAGTAAGAAACGTCAGAACTGGCGATACGTTTTCCCCATTCGCTTTAAAACCTGCCGTGTCGTCGATGAGGCTTGCCACCGCGAAACCGATGCTACCCGTGAGTTGCTCCGTCAATTCTTCCGGCGCGTCGACCTTCTCCAATTCCGACTTGATAGTTCGCAGAAGCTCGACAGCTAGAGCTTGCTGAAGGCGATCAAAGGCGTCGGTGGAGACCAGATTCATGTCATTTCCGTGGTTCTATGAGCCGTTGTCGGGTGTCCGCTTGTGGCCGATTTGGGCTATTGGTCGCATCTGCCGTGCCCGGCAGGTGCTACGCCGATCGACTAGCCATCACGCCGCCTGACAGAGAGTTGAATGGCGCGAAGACGAAAGAACAGTGTCGTTCAGAAGTTGAGCGCTCGCTCTCACCAAAGGGTCGTAATCTTTCGCCTTGGTACTGGGTGCGCGATGTAGTAAACCCAATCTACGTCCTCGAATCGATAGTGGAGCACGGCTGACGAGTTGTAGCTGCCAAGTCGATACGCACCTCGCTGCGAAAGCAGGCGCTTGATCATCGTGATACCCGAGTTCAACCGAACCAGTACGTCGTCCTCGAGTTCCGGCGTCGTCCCTGGTTCCACCAGTGCGAAATCGCCAGGAGTGTATTTCGGCACCATGCTCTCTTCGGAAACCTCCACGAGGAAGGCATGGGGGTCGGTACTCGCAACGAGCCCGTATTGATCAGTTGCTCCCACCGGATGGTCTCCATCACTCCAAATCCGCTCTGACAAACCTCCAGAACCCTTTCCGACAACCCATATGCGGTGTGGCTTTGTGGGGTCAACGGGTATTGCTCCATCTGGCATCAAAGGAGCGAGTTGGTTCGGCGGCGGCGGGGTGCTGGCGCTCTCCCGGCCAAACGGGTGTGGGTATCCCGTGACCTCTGCAATCTTCTGAATTTGAACGAAACTGGGGGCGGTCTTCCCGTTCTCCCAGAACCCAGCAGTTGCCTTGCTCCGGCCCATGGCGTCGCCAAGCTGCTCAAGCGTCCAGCCTTTGTGCTTTCGGGCAGCGCGCACCCAGTCTTTCAACTCCATTCCTTGATCGTAAAGAAATACTTGACCCAACGAGGCAAGTAATACTTGAACTAATTGTCTAGAAATACTAGACTTCGATGAAACCGCTGAAGGATCAAGCATGGAACACCCCGTCGACAGAGCTGCAAAGGTCGTTGGATCTCAAACTGCACTTGCGAATGCGCTGGGCCTGACCAAGGCTGCAGTCGGCCAGTGGAAAGACGAAGGGCGACGCGTGCCCGCTGAACATTGCCCGTCCATCGAACAATTGACCTCCGGTGCTGTGCGCTGCGAAGAGTTGCGGCCCGACGTCGCGTGGAGCGTGCTGAGAGCACAAGCCGCCGCGCCAGGCGCGGGAGCTCGGTCTGAAAGCCGGCATCTTGCGTAGCGAGTTCACGCGCATCCGACGCAGCTCGCAGGCAGATCCGGCAGACGGCTGCGTGCCTTGGTCGCCGCGACCCACTGCGAGTGGCCTTGGCACGGTGGCCGCGATAGGCGACGCCTCGGCCCCGGACGCCTTCACGAAGGCAGCGCCGCTGGCCTGGCTCTCTCCACATCGAGCGGAAAGTTCAGAACGCGGGAGCACAGCTGCTCCATCGCCGCGCGCTCGCGCACCGTCTGCAGCCCATGGGCGGTGGCGCTGCTGTTCGTTATCTCTATCCACGCGGCAACGGTCTCGCGGTTCAGGTCCGGTTCGACCTCCAGCAGGAGCACGAGCTGCTGCAGGAACTGTTCGATCGCATCAACGCGCTCCACGAGCGTGGGGGCGGTTGCCGCTTCCGCGGTGCGGGGGCGGTTTTCCAATGAGGTTTGCATGAGAACGACTATCTCAATCGACGCCGCACACGGCTATGGCGCCGACGAGCGCGTGCCCGACAAATTGCGCGGCCACGATGCCGCGGTTGCGGCCTACGACACCGCGCACGGCTACGAGGGCGGCATCGCCGCTCTCGCCAAACGCATGGGCCAGAACCCCAACACGCTCACACACAAGGTCAACCTGCAGAACGCAACGCACCATCTGACGTTGCGCGACGCCATCGACATGCAGTGGCAGAGCCGCAACTTCGCCATCCTGCATGCCATGGCCGACGAGTTAGGCCACACCTGTAGCCTGGCCACGCCGGTGTATGCCGAGGGCGACCCGCTAGACACTCTCGTGCGGCTGCAGATGGCCTACGCCGACCTCGTGCAGGCGCTGGGCGAGGCGCTGCTGCGCCGTGAAGGCGGCGTGTCCCGCAACCAGATGCGCAAGGCCGAGTACATGGCGGCCGAGGTCAACGCGCATGTGGGCCATGCGCTGGGTCTGCTACGCGGCCTGATGCGCCAGGAGCCCAAGCCATGAGCGTCAAGGTGATGGCGATGGTGTTCGACCGCTACGCCGCCGGCGGAGGAGAGCGCTTGCTCGCCCTTGCGCTGGCCGACTTCGCAAGCGACGACGGTTCGCGCATCTGGCCCACGCTGGCCGAACTGATGCGCAGGACGGTACAGAGCCCCAGCACGGTGCATCGGCAGATCGCGAGCATGCTCTCGGCCGGTTGGCTGCAGCGCGCGCCCAACGTCGCCGGGCGGGATGAGCGTGGAGAGTGCGGTGGGAGCGGCCTAGGCCCTGTCTATCGCATTGACCCGGCATGGATCGCAGGGGAGCAGGGCAGCACATGAGCATCCGGTTGATGACGATGGTCTTCGAGCGCTACCCGGAAGGCGGCAGCGAGATGCTGCTCGCTCTGGCGATGGTCGACCACGCGCGCGATGACGGCACGCGCATCTGGCCCTCGCTCGAGGAGCTGGCGCGCAAGACTCGGCAGAGCCGCAGGACCGTGCAGCGCCAGATCGCGAAGATGGTGGGCACGGGTTGGCTCGAGCAGGTACGCACTGCAACGGGCCGGCCTGGCGCCACGAACGAGTACCGCGTCAACGCCGCATGGGTGGCGGGCGAGGAGCTGCCGCAGAGGGGTGTCAATCTGTCACCCCTCCCAACCGTGCCGGGTGAAACGATGGCCACCAGCTCCGACGAAACGGCGGGCAACTCGACGGAACTCGAGAGGGGTGACAGATTGACACCCGTCCCCGGGCCGTCAGCTCCTAAGGAAGTTATCCACACGGGTGACAGATTGACACCCGTCGACGCGGGGGAGAGGGGTGTCACTCGTGACGAGAGGGGTGTCACCGGTGACGCGAGGGGTGACACAGCTATGACACCCGAATCTTCAGGAACCATCAGGAACCATACCCCCCTACCCCCCGGCGGGGGAGCGAACGGGTTCGAAGATCTCTGGTCGATCTACCCGAACCACGACAACCGGGCGAAGGCCGAGCGTCGATACCGCCGCCTGGCGCCTGACGCCGCGCTGCAGCAGACGATGCGCTCGGCCATCGAGGCCCAAAGGCTTGGCAGGAGATGGACCGGCAACGAAGGTGACTTCGTGCCCGAGTTCGCCAACTGGCTGCGCAACAAGCGGTGGTTCGACGAGCCGCGGCAGCCACTCATGCCGGCTGCTGGCCCATGGGACGCCACGCGCTCGGGAATCGAGGCGAAGGGGCAGGCACTGGGGGTGGGGCGGTGGGACGAACAGGCGTACTCGCTCGGGCGCGGCGAGACCTTCCGCGACTACACCATGCGCGTTCGCCAACAGGTCGAGCAGGAGGAGGGCGCGCTGTGCGAATCGAGATGAAGTTCGGCAATGGGTTGCAGGCTGTGCAGCAGCAGCTCGCCAGGCTTTCTGGGCGGGAGGCAGCCGAAGCCTATGCACTCGCTCTCAACGACACGGGCTTCCGCGTGCGCAAGGAGTGGCAGGGTGAGATGAGCGATGTGTTCGACCGGCCCACGCCGTACATCCTCAAGAGCGTCTACGTGCGAAAGGCCACTCCGGAGAAGCTCTCGGTGCAGATCGAGCCGACGTACTTCGGGGGCAAGGGCGTGGACCCGCAGAAGATCTTGCAGGCCCAGGAGTACGGCGGGACGCGGCGCGACAAGCGCAGTGAGATGGCGCTGCGCCGCGTGGGCATCCTGCCTTCCGGCTACCAGACAGCCATCCCGGCCGAGCCCTTCCCCGGCAGCGACGACGGCCGCGGCAACCTGCGCGGGTCATTCCTCGTGCAGTTGCTGTCCTACCTGCAGGCGCTGGGCGAGCAGGGCTACCGGGCCAACATGACCGACAAGCGCAAGACACGCTTGCACAAAGGCACGAAGAAGCGCGAGGGCGTTCGCTACTTCGTGGCCTACGGTCGTCTGCGCAGCGGTGCGACATCGCACCTGGCACCGGGCATCTGGGCTGCAACGGGCACACAGGGCGGCGTCGTGCGGCCCGTGCTCATGTTCGTGCGCGTCGGTGCCTACGAGGCGCGCGTCAGCAGCGAGCGGGTGCGCGAGCGAGCCGACGTCGACAACTACCTCGAGCGGCGCCTGCGGTTCCGCATCAGGAAGGCGGTGGGCCAATGAAGGCGGGTCATGGGCGCATCGGTCAGGCAGGGAGCGGGGAGGCGGCCGGGTCGCATGTGCCCAGCGGTCACGGGTCCCTCCCGGAGGCCTCGGATACGGGTGATTCGTACCGCGTGCCCGGACTGTTCACCGAGCTTGCCAAGGGGGTTAAGTGAAGGTCGTTGATGTCATGGGCGTGGGCATCACGCAGGCCGAGTTCGCGGTGGTCATCGGTGTGAGCGAGGCGAAGGTCAGCCAGCTTGTGGGCGAGGGCGTCATCGAGCGCGGCCAGACTGCGCATGCCTGGCTGCTGGCGTACTGCGAGCGGCTGCGCGAAGTGGCGGCCGGACGCGCCTCCGGCGAGCTGGGCGGATTGGACCTGGTGCAGGAGCGCGCCGCGCTCGCGCGCAGCCAGCGCGAGGCGCAGGAGATCAAGAACGCCGTCGCCCGCGGCGAGTTCGCACCCATCGGGTTGCTGGCCGACGTGCTCGGCATGGCCTCGAGCGCGGTCGTCGACCGCTTCGAGCAGCTTGAGGGCGCGCTCCGTAAGGCATGCCCGGATCTTCCGGACGAGGCCAAGGCCACGCTGCAGCAGGTCATCGCCAGCGCGCGCAACGAGTGGATTCGCTCGACCGAGAAGCTGGTTGCGGCCGAGCTGGACAAGCTCGCCGCCGAGAGCGAGGACGCCGAGATGCCCGAGGACGACGCGGAGGCGGTAACCTGATGGCAAAACGCGTTTCGCGTGAAACATTCACCGCGGTGCTTCACGCCGTGGGCCTTGGCCTCGGCAGCCTGCGTGCCGAGGTCTTCCAGACGCTGAGCGAATGGGCGGCCGATCACTTCAAGCTCGCCGGCGAAAGCTCCCACCAGAAGGGCGGGTGGATCGCGTGGTCGTTCCAGACCGGCATCCTCGACTTCATGAGCGACGACCGCATCGAAGAACTCGATGTGATGAAGTCCAAGCGCGTGGGCTACACCAAGATGATCACGGCTTTCGTGGCCTACAACATCGCGCACCGCCGCCGCAAGCAGGCGCTCTGGCAACCGACAGATGACGACCGCGACAGCTACGTCAAGAGCGAGATCGATCCGATCCTCGACGCGCGCGACGGCGTGCCGGCGGTGCAGGCCGCCAGGCGCAAGGGCGGCGGCAACGACGACACCATCAAGATGAAGAAATTTCGCGACAGCGTGCTTCATCTGCTGGGCGGTAAGGCCAAGCGTGCCTACCGTCGCATCACCGTGGCCATCTCGATCCTCGATGAGTGGTCGGCCTTCGATCAGACCATCGAGAAGTCAGGGGACCCGGGCGGTCTGGCGAAGGGCCGGCTCGAAGGAGCGCCGTATCCGAAGTTCGTCGGCGGTTCGACGCCCGGCGTGAAGGGGCTATGTCATGTCGAGCGCGCCGCAACGAACGCGGCCGGCTTCGTGCGCTTCTACATCGACTGCAAGCACTGTGGCCTCGAGCATCCGCTTGCATGGGGCGGCAAGGAAAAACTGCACGGCTTCAAGTGGGAGCGCGGCAACCCGGCCAGCGTGCGCCACGTCTGCCCGCACTGCCGGCAGCCGATCCGGCAAAGCGACTTCCTGCACGGTGGTGTGCCGATGCCCGGGCGCTGGGTGTGCGAGAAAACCGGCAAGACCTTCGGGCCCGACCGGGTGTGGCGCGATGACGCCGGCATGCCGACGCGCCCGCCGCAGAGCCTCGGGCTGCATGTCTGGGCCGCCTACAGCCCGCAGCGTACCTGGGAAAGCATCGTCAAGGAATTCGAAGAGGCGTGCGATGCGCTGGCGCGCGGCGACGGCGGCCCGATGCAGCTCTTTGTGAACGAGACGCTCGGCGAGACCTGGGAGGTTGTCGGCGAGCGCACCGACGAGCACACGCTGCAATCGCGCGCCGAGCCGTATGCGCTCAAGACCGTGCCCGCCGGCGGGCTGGTGCTCACGGCCGGTGTGGACGTGCAACGTGACCGCTGGGAGATCGATGTCTGGGCCTGGGGCCGCGGCCTCGAGTCATGGCATGTCGAGCACCACGTCATCCACGGCAACCCCGCATCTGAAGAGGACTGGGCGCCGGTAACCGCATATCTCTCGAGCCGCTACGTTCAGGCTTGGCACGGCGGTTCGCTGGGCCTTAGTGCGATCTCCATCGACTCGAGCGACCAGACGCAGGCGGTCTACAACTGGGTTCGCAAGACGCAGCACATGCTGCCGAAGCTGCGCGCCGTGAAGGGGCGAGGCGAGGACAACGTCCCGGTGCTCGGGCCCAGCAGTCCGCAGGAGGTGCGTTTCAACGGCAAGAAGATCCCGAATGGCGTCAAGCTCTGGAACGTCGGTGTCGACACCGCGAAGGACTTGCTGCTCGGCCAGCTCGCTATCGAGAAGCCGGGTCCCGGCTTCATTCACTTCAGCGCGCAGTTGCCGCGCGAGTGGTTCGAGCAGCTCACAGCCGAGCAGCGCATCCTCGTGAAGGTCAACGGCAAGGAGGTCTACCGCTGGGTGAAGCGCCGGCCTCGCAACGAGGTGCTCGATAACCGCAACTACGCATTGCACGCGGCCTTCGGACTTGGGCTGCACAACTTCACCGACAGACGCTGGTCCGACCTTGAAGCGTCCGTTCAGCCTTCGTGTGACCTGTTCTCCGCCCCGCCTTCAGTGCCCGCCTCAGAACAAATTGCATTGGCGAGCGCTCCATTGCAGCCGGCAATCGAGTCTTCTCATGCCGCCTCGCCGACCCGAGCCGATATCGAAATGTTCTCTCCCATTGAGCTGAATTGAATATGAATAGTTCAGAGCCCAACCTCTACCCAGCGGAGCCTCTCGCGATCATCGAAGAGGAGG